TCGGCATACTGGATGACTGCGTTCCGACGCTTGGCGCACTGATCGAGCTTTGCCCGATTGAGCCCTGTGCTCCGCCCGGTGTGCTTGCTCCGCCTTGCTGATATGCGAGTATTGGATTTAAACCCGCTTTTTTCATATCGTTCATTGCTCTTTGGTAGCTCGTGTTACTCATACGTTCTTGCCATGCCCTGTTAGCCGCCGCTTCTGCGGAGTTATAAGACATGGCTGCATCCTGTTGGATACGGTTATAAACGCCCTGCTGGATAGCTCCCAGAGTGTTTAAGCCCAGAGCCAAGAGGCTGTTCTTATCGTTTTGCTGACTCTGCATTCCCTGCGCTTGCTGGCTTTGCCCCAAAAAGTATTTGGCGAGTTCTTTCGTTTGATCAACATTTACGCCACTTTCACCGGTCATTGTTGACCCGCTTGCACCTTGGCTTGTCTGGTATCCGCTTGAGCTTGTTGCTCCGCTGCCGGATGTGCCTTTGAGCGCGTTAAATATGCCCGTTCCGGCGTTTATGAGTGTGCTCACGCCACCCAGTAATTTTGCGCCTGTTGCTAACGCTGCTAAAATTGACATATACTAAAACAGCCGGGTTTTGCCCCGGCGTCCTCCTTTCTGCAGCAAGTTAGTGACAAATAACTTGCCTTTGTGTTATGGTTTTTTGGTCATTTTGCTGGTTTTAATGATGGTCGATAAGTCCCGGAATACTGTAGACCGGCATGCATCGCGTTGTTTTGTTCATAAAGTAGAAGTCAGCGATAAAGTCCGGCTGGTTCTGCACCGCTAACGTCCGCTTCATTTCGGTGTCGCCCTGCTCCATCCATTGCGTTCCGAGGAATGGCAGGGATTTGTAGTCTTGTGCATAGTGCCATGCATCGAGGCTTTGCGTTGCGTTGCTCCTGAACAGGCCCGTTACTTTGCTTGGCTTGTACCTGTAATCGGCCCATGCTTCTTGGTATCCAAATGCCTTGTCGTCATTTGGGTTTCCTTCTGCATAGATCTCTTTGTTTAGAATTGCTTGCTCACCGATGTTCGCCAGTACCGGCCAATAGTAGTCGTACCGGCCTTTACGACTCCACATGCGGTCGATGCCCTGCTGGTACGTCTGGTCAGTACGGACAACTGCGAGCCCCATGATAAAGCCGTGTTCCGTGAAGGACTTGGTAAACATAGGTTTGTTCATCGTGGTCACACTCAGCGCCGCCGTGTTGCCCAGCGGGCTTGTGTTGTCGGTCGAAGAAGTCTGGATAACCTGTGACACGTTGATAGGCAGTCTGTAGCCGCCCAGATACTCCGGAATTTGCATTCGGCTGTCGGGTGAGATAACTCCAAAGTGCTCACGCAATACCTCGCGGTATCTCGTGCCGCCGCGTGCGTCTTTTTCCAACAGTTTCTGGATCTGGAATGCCTGTCGCAGCTGGTTGATGGTTGTTGCATTTACGCTTGATAGGTCTGCGCCGAGGCTTACGCCCCTGTAGATGCTGCCGGTTGTATTTCCCACCGCTAAGCCTTGGTTTGCTGTTGGCCCGTCACCCGGATCCCAGTAACTCGCTTGATATGTCCCATTTGTTGCGACAAGCCCTGCATCAGCGAAGATTTCCTTCATCTTCGCTGAATTGGTTGTCACGTCTCCTGTGGCGGCGTTATATAATCCGATTGGCGCGCTCCCCGTTATCGGGATTGTAATTGGCTCGCCTTTCTGAGGTTCTGGCAGCGCCCCGGTGTAGTAGTCGAACACCTTTGCCGCCTTAAGAGGCTTTGCCAACGTGATTGCGCTGTCGTTGGTATTACTGCCGTCGTTTTTTCCGGTCGTGGTCGCGTCCGTCACCTCTACGAGAGTCGGCTGTGTGACGTTTTGGTTTCGAAACCACTCGTTGTAGATAAGGCCATAGGCTCGGCCCGGCAGAGCGCTCACGCTGATTCCCTCGACTTTGGTAGGCAGACCCAGATAGTCTGCTAGCGTACCCTCAGCCCATCCGCCTTTTGGTGCCGTCACCTGCGGTATGCTGTATTCTGTTTTGGGCGTCCATGCGGTTTCTTTGTTCTCGCCCATGAACTCCTTCCAATGTTCCCAGAGCAAGCGGTTAGGCACGAAGAAGAAATAGAAGTCGCAGAAGGCGTTGTCCATCACAGGAAAGATGGGTGTCGCCATTCGCATGACACAGGCAACGTCGATTTGGTGCGTATCGCCCGGCAACACCTCATCCAGATAGATCGGGATGAGATCGCCGGTATTAAAGGTGGTTTTGTTGTCACTGTTGCGTTGGAATCGGCTGCGGCTTACTCCGACCTGCGGATTCTGTGCAAAGTTGTATTCACTGTTGCGGTTCATTCTTTCACCTCACTTTTTTCAGCCGGTTTTTCCGCTTCGGCTTTCTGTTTTGCTATGCCCATTTTGTCTGCCCACTCTTGGGTTCCATAGGCCATGATGTATTTTTCCACATCGTTGTCCCACTTGTTTTTGACTTCGATGGGCAGCGCTTCAAACTGCTTCTTTGCGTCCTCTATGCGGTTGTACCATGTGTGGTAGTCCGTCGGCACGTCGGTGATGTCTACCATCTGTGCACTGTTCTGCCATTCCTGGCTGCCCAGCGCCGCCGGATCGTAGGTTGCTCTTTTGATGATGTTTTCGATTTTGGTTTCATCGAGACGGCTCTGGATGAGTGCATAGATGTCTGTTTCGCCGGTTTTTACCAACTCTCTGCCGGTTTCGGTTACTTTGTACTCGTATTCGGGCTCGTGTCCGTTCCCGGTTGGACTCGTATGTCTCACGTGGCCGCTGTATGCGCTTCTGAACTCACTCATTGGGCTTGCCCTCACACACCAGCATTTTGGTGTTATCGATAATCTGGCCGGTTTCGTCCTCCATGGTGCAGATGTAGTACAGCCCGAAGTCTTCCGGCTTCATGCTGATAAAGCTGTCTTTGTTCTTCCGCTGGCTCTCAAAGAGTCTGCTTGCAACAGCGTCGTTCTGCTGCTCGAAAAGTCCGCTGTAGGACTTGGAGACCTTGTCGTAGATTGAATAATAACGTTTGAGCATTACAGTCTTGTGCCTCCTCTCATGTTCTTCGGACTTACGTTGACGGCTTTGGTTTTCTTCGCCGTCTGGGTAAAGACTTTTTTGTCCTTACTGCTGGTCATCTTGGTACGTTTAGCCATTGCTTTCGTCCTCCTTGTCGTGTAGTGCGTGGTAAATTGCATCCAGCTTTTCCAGGATCTCCATCATGATTTTGATGGCGTTCTTGACTTCTTTCACACTGATGATTGCCATTTGTTCAGCTCCATTTCTGCCTTTTGGCCTTTGTATTTGTAGATTTCGTCAATGATGGCTTTCGCCTCATCTAAAGTATACGCTTTTTTGAGCTGTCTGTAAAGCTTTTTGATGGTGTATTCATATTCATCCTCTGTTTTTGGTCCTCTGTATCCTTTGTATAGCTGGTAGTATGCGTGGTTGTCCATTGTTTACCTCCTTCTTTGGGTTTTCTTTATTTGATTATATCATTTTTTTGTTTATTTTCAAGTTTTTCGTAAAAATTTTAACCGCTTCGAAGGTGGCAACGCGTAAGCGTTGACGGCTTCGGAACGGTTTGCCCGCTGCAGGCGCGGTTTTCTTAAGTTTTCAACAGTTTCAACATTTTCCACATACTTTTCAACATCGTTATACGCAATAGATTTTAGTCTGCTAAAGTGTTTCAACATTTCAACAAGTTTTCAACAAAGTTTTCAACTGCGAATAATTCTTAATTTTCACGTGATAACGAAGAATCATTATCGTTTTCAACTTTTCCACAGTGCCTACCACTACTACTACAACAAGTTATATATAATAGATGATGTTTGCAAATACACGTGCGTGCGTGCGCGTTTCGCGCGTGCGTGCGCGTGATCGTAATTGAACCTATGATTTGTCTCGTACCTCGGTAGCCCCTACTAGGGGCGTACACGAAAGGGGTCTCCCGTGGCGACAGGAGACCCCTTCTTTGTTTTATGATGCTTTTAATTAGCCGTGGATAGCTGTGAAACTTGGGTGTGGGCCTAATCCTTCTCTTGATAGGATTAGGCCCACTGACACTATAACAGCCCTCTGGCTTTTCTAAACCTCTGCTGTTTCGTCTCTTCTTCCACTTTTGCTTCTTGTTCGATGGTCAGCCCTGTATTGCTCATTTTGAGCTTTAGCGCGTTGATTGCGCTTGTCTGCCTTTTACGTTTCGTTTCCCACAGATCTTCCGGATGCTCACTTTCGTACTTTTTATCAAAGTATCGTGGTATCGGTCTTTTTTTGCCGTTAAAATATAGTCCATCATCTGTGTACATCTGTTTTTTGTGGCTCGTGTAGTAGTCGTAGCCTAAACCCGGATTCCTCGACATACAACAATAAGGCGGTGTTAAGCCTAGCTCCCTATATCTTTTGTTGTCGTTTCCATATGTCTTTTTTGTTACGTATCCTGCTACATAAGCCATTGTTTCTGGTGATGCCTCTGCAATGATGACGTTACCCATTCCCCAGATTTTGTTTATCTCTTCGCTTTCGAAGTACGGATTATCACCCCTTTTTTTCTTGAGATCTGGAATTTCCAAACCGTAATAAATGCCGTGGTGATGTGGTCTGCCCGTGTTTTCGCCGTATTCGCCACAATAAAAATATCTTAGGTCTAAGCCCCATTTATCGGACGTTTCTTGCTTTTTGCGTAGTCTCTTGTTAAAGCGTACCATGTCTTCCTGCAGTAGTATTTGCACGACTTCCGGTGCTTCTCCGTTCGTCCACTGGTGTGTTGCACCTCTTATGATCTCGCCGGTTGCTCTTACCATGCCCGGGACGTACTCTTGATTCCAGGTCAGAGTTAAAAACCATACTGGTGACAGTGTTTTTGACTCCATCAGCATTCTTGTTTCCCAATCCTGCCGTTGTCTGAGTCTACATCCCAGACATTTGCCACATGGCAGTAACATCACGTCTGTCCTGTACGCAATGCTTTCATACGTTGCTGTTGGATTGTGCGCCCTTTCGCGGTACGTTTCCAGCGTCATGATGGACCCCGTTATATTGTGGTCGTTTGGATTGTATACTCTTATTAGTGGTCTTGCACAACTCATTTAAAACTGCCTCCTCTGCTTCCGCCGAAGCCGTCTTTATCTCTCTTGCTACTTGTTGCGGTTTGTTTGCCGCTGTTGCTGTTTTGGTTGAACCACTGACTTAAGTCCGGAAAGTCCGTTTGATAGCTGTTGTAGCCGCTACTATGTTGCTCTCCGTGCGAGTCTGTCCATGACCAGCTTTCGGCTTTTGTCTTGCTGTAGTTTGCTACTGTGCCGGAGATTGTCGGCATACTGGATGACTGCGTTCCGACGCTTGGCGCACTGATCGAGCTTTGCCCGATTGAGCCCTGTGCTCCGCCCGGTGTGCTTGCTCCGCCTTGCTGATATGCGAGTATTGGATTTAAACCCGC